CAACAGACAATCCCACACTAAGATCAACGCTCAGTACGGAGTAGCAAGTATCGTAGCTTACGCAGCTGACACCTTTGTTCTTGCTGGAGATACTGCATCCTAATAATGTTCCTTCCTGCCGCATTCAATCTTGGGGTAGTAGGTAGCCCACTCATCCCTCCGTTTAATTCCTATAGTGCATCGTTTGATGGTACAGATGATTACTTGTATTTTGGTAGTACAGCACCAGGCACAGCTTTAGCATTAGGAACTACTGACTTAGCTATATCTCTGTGGTTTAACCCTGATAATTTAACTTCACAAGACTTTCTTTTCCGGGGAGGTACTGGTCGTGTTTTTACTAACACAACAGGAGGTTTGCAGGTTAAAGGCAATGATTATGCTACTTCAAACATTAACATATCAGGAGCTTTGACCGCTAATACTTGGCATCACTTGGTGATTGAACGGACTAGTGGCACTCAAAAGTTTTACCTCGATAATGTATTAAAAAATACACAGACTACTTCAGGTAGTTTCACTATCGAACACTTTGGATACTTTACTACATCGGGGTACAATTGGGAAGGCGGCATTGATGAAATAAGCATTCACTCGGCTGGGTTATCTGCGTCCGATGTATCAGCGATTTACAACAGCGGTTCTCCAACTGATCTTACAGGGTCTTATAACATCACAGGATGGTGGAGAATGGGTGATGATTCTACAGGAACTACCGTCAATGATGTGGTTGGAAGCAATGATCTAACAGCCGCTAATGGTGTCAATCTTACTAGCACCGATATCCCCTGATAAACTATGAGAATATATGTAATAATCAATAGTTCTGATGTGGATGGTGTGGACTTTTCTAAAGTACTTCAAACATCCGAAGACACCCTTCGTTACTCACTGGACGGAACTAAAGCCGTCCTAAAGTTTGAAGGCGACACTCCTAGCTTTTTGATTGGTGAGCCGCAGTACACTCACGCTGAGATACTTAGCATCTTGAGTGGTCCTGAGTGGACTGATCCTGAAGTAGAACTTTAATAATGCACGAAACAGCCCAAGGGTTATATCACTCGTTGGAGAACCAGCGGTGGTCATTCTTAGACAGAGGTCGTACATCTTCTGAGCTTACGCTTCCTTATGTACTACCACCTGACGGACACAACTACGCTACTAAGTACTACACACCGTACCAAGGTATCGGAGCTAGAGGTGTACTGAATCTTAGCAGTAAGTTATTGTTAGCACTGCTTCCACCTAACGCTCCCTTCTTTCGTCTGGTTATAGATAGATATGAACTGGACAAAGCAAAGCAGGAGTTAGGACCAGAGGGTGGTGAGCAGTTACGCACAGACTTAGAGAAAGCATTAGCTGATGTAGAGCGTAGTGTATCACAGGAAGTAGAAGTACAGAACTTCAGGAACGGTATCTTCCAAGCACTAAAGAACTTACTTATCACAGGTAACAGTTTGTTGTACTTACCGGACGAAGGTGGTATGCGTGTGTTCAAGCTTGATCGTTATGTAGTCAAGAGAGACCCGATGGGTAATGTTACACACATAGCAGTGAAAGAAACTGTAGCTCCTATGATGCTTCCTGAATCTGTAAGAGAAGAAGTATATCGTCAGGAAAAGGAGAACAGCTGTGACCTCTACACCGCAATCATCAGAGAAGGAGATAAGTACAAAGTCTACCAGGATGTTAAAGGAATGCTCATCGAAGAAAGTATGGGTGAGTATCCGATTGATAAGTCCCCGTGGCTCCCGTTACGCTACACCCAGATTGATGGAGAGGACTACGGCAGAGGCTTTGTTGAAGAGTACCTCGGAGACTTAAAGAGTTTAGAAGCACTGACCAAAGCAATCGTAGAAGGTAGTGCAGCAGCAGCTAAAGTATTGTTCATGGTTAATCCTAATGGTACAACAAGAGCACGAACATTAGCTGAAGCTCCTAACGGTGCGATTGTACAAGGTAGTGAAGGAGATGTATCTGTATTACAGTTGAATAAGTTTAATGACTTTAGAACTGCACAAGCCACAATGAACGGTATAACAGATCGTCTAAGCCAAGCATTTCTTTTGACATCGGGAGTTGTTAGAGATGCAGAGAGAGTGACCGCTGAAGAGATACGGATGTTAAGTCAAGAACTTGAAGCTGCTCTAGGTGGTCTCTACTCTCTGTTATCTCAGGAGCTACAGCTTCCTATTGTCAGTCGATTGATGGACAAGATGTCTAGGAACAAGCGTCTGCCTAAGATACCTAAAGATATTGTTAAACCTACTATTGTTACTGGTGTTGAAGCACTTGGTCGTGGTAATGATCTTAACAGATTGGATATGTTCTTGGCAGGTGCTAATCAGATAGTAGGACCGCAAGCAGTTACTCAATACTTAAATGTATCTGACTACTTCAAGCGTCGTGCTACTGCTTTGGGTATTGAGACTGAAGGACTGATCAAGACAGAAGAAGAAATTCAACAAGCTATGCAACAGCAACAGATGATGGAGATGGCACAGAAACTCGGAGCACCCGCAGTCGCACCCGCTATCAACGCAGCACAGGAGCAGTACATGGCACAACAAGAACAACCGCAAGAGGAATAACAAACTATGGCTGAATTACACCGAGTAGAGATTAACGAGAAAGCACCGAATGAGATCGAACCCACCGAAGAGAAAGCAACCACCGAAGAACCGCAAGCCGAGACGGAACTACCGCAAGAACAAAGCGACCGCCCGGACTGGCTCCCCGAAAAGTTTAAAACACCGGAGGATATGTCGAAAGCATACGCCGAGTTGGAAAAGAAAATGGGAGCAGGGGCTAAAGAAGATCAAGCAGAAGTTGAACAAAGTGAAACGGAAGCTGAGGACAACGAAGAACAAACTGAAGAGAACACTAGTGAAGCATACCAAACGATTGCGGAAGCTAGTAAAGAGTTCTTTGAAAACGACGGTCAACTTAGTGAGGAAACTTATAACGCTTTAGAGAAAGCCGGATTACCTAGAGATTTAGTTGACAGCTACGCAGCTGGTCAGCAAGCATTGTTACAATCTGAAGAAGCTCAAATCAAAAGCGTGGCGAACGGTCAATACGATGCGATGGCAGAGTGGGCGAATGAGAATTTACCACAAGAAGAGATCGATGCTTTTGATGAGGCGGTCACAGGTGGTACAGTTCAACAAGCTAAATTAGCAGTCCAAGGATTGTACGCACGTTATCAAAACGAAGTGGGTGTAAAGCCTAAACTTACACAAGGTGCAGTATCTGGTACATCAACCATGCCATTTAAAAGTATGCAAGAACTAGCTCGTGCTCAATCTGATCCACGATATAAAAGTGGAGATAAAGCATACCATCAAGAGATTGACAGAAGACTTTCTGTAAGCAATATATAGGTTGTTTATTCATTCATAAGGTATAGTGCCCCTAGTGTCAGTTTATTGGTTTGCTGATGCTAGGGGTTTTTCATTATGATTAAGAACATGGCAACAGAACTAGGTGAGAATGTACAAGTAAAAGCCAACCTAGCATTCATGGCGAAAGTCATAGCTATTGTTGGAACTTGTGTTTGGGGATACTCCGTAGTGTGGAATAAGCTGATGGTACTGGATAGTAGCTTGGACCGTGTGCAGCATGAGGGTACGTTATTAGGAGACTTGTCAGCACGGATGATGCATATCGAGAAGTTTGCAGAACAATCTAAAGTAGACCTTAATCATCTGTTGGAAATGCAAGACTCACCTATAACATCTGACTTTCAACAGTTCGAGAGAATCAAGTATCTTGAAAAAGAATTAGACAGATTGCGTGACAAATTGGAAAATCATTTAATGAAAGGACAATGAGATGGGTGAATTACTTATGTTATTTATCACGGGCGGTGGTAGCACTGCTATGGGTGCGATTCTTAAAGGTGTATTTGGATATATCTTCGAAGCCCGTCAGAACAAGCATGATCTTGAAATGGCGAGAGAAGCTCGTGCGTCTGATAATTTCCTTAGACTACAAGCTGAAATCGCTAAAGGAGGTACTGGTGAGTTTGTTTCTTTTACTCGTCGTATTCTTGCTGTTATCGGGGTGTCTACGCTCTGTGCGTGTATCATCCTGTGTACCCTCTTCCCCACCGCAGAAATCGTCACACTCACCAACGCAGACGGAGAAGGGGTCAACGAGTTCTTCTTTGGACTCATCAGCTTCCAAGCCAATCAAGAACCAATATCTATTTCTTCTGGACACATCAGCCTTATGGGATGCACGGTAATACTGCCTTGTATCCTTGGGTTTTACTTTGGTCCAAGCGGTCGAAGAGGTTGACAGTCAAGGCTTTTTTCCTTTTACTTATAATTAAATTTAATCGACAACTAGCAACAACTAGTCCCTCGACCCTCTGCGGAGGACAATCCTGTGAAGACGAACGGAGTGAAAGTCATTGGTAATCATCACACATTCAATAACTTATAACATAGGAGATCATATATTATGGCTAATGGAGATACCCTCCCCAGTCGTGTAGGTCAGATTAATTCTGCTGGCGATACAGATGCCTTGTTTCTTAAAAAGTTCAGCGGAGAAATTCTGCAAACCTTTGAAGAGAGCAATGTATTTAAAGCCCTGCACACCATTCGTACCATCGAGTCTGGAAAGTCAGCTCAGTTCCCAGTAACCGGAATTGCTTCTGCTGCTTACCACACTCCTGGTGAAAACATTGCTGACGCTGGAAACAGCTACTTGAGCGACATCAAGAAGGCAGAGCGAATCATCACCATCGATAAGATGTTGTTGGCTTCTACTTTCTTGTCAAACATCGACGATGTAAAGAACCACTACGACATCCGCAGCGTATACGCTAACGAGTTGGGTAAAGCTCTTGCAGTTCGTTTTGACACCGCTCTTGCTAAAGTATTCATCGCTGCTGCTCGTGCTTCTGCTGCCGTTACTGGCGGTAAAGTAGGTGGTATCCTTGATGTTTCTGCTAACGCTATCGGAACCGGAGCTGACTCTGCTGACGACGCTGACGAAACTGATCCAACCGGAGCTGAACTAGTTGCTGCTCTTTTCACCGCTGCTCAAAAGCTCGATGAAAACGATGTACCTAGCGACGGTCGTTTCTGCGTTCTTCGTCCTAGCGAGTACTACAAGTTAGTAACTGGTGCTGACGCTTCCAACAGCTTCAACCTTCTCTCTGCCGTTAACTCGGACATCGGAGGACAAGGTGGAATCGCTTCTGGAACAGTACCACAAATCGCTGGTATTACTCTGTACAAATCCAACCACATCCCATCAACTGACCTCAGCGGTACTTCTACTGGTGACGGTGAGTCGAACAACGATGTGTTCGGATCAGGCGGTGTTGGATACAACGGAGATTTCAGCAGTACCCTCGGTATTGTTTCTCACTCCGCTGCTGTCGGAACCGTTAAGTTGCTTGATCTTGCTACCGAATCTGAGTATCAGATCGAGCGTCAAGGTACGCTTTTTGTTGCGAAGTATGCTATGGGTCACGGAGTTCTCCGTCCTGAGTGTGCTATCGAATTGCAGAAGTAACCCTGTTTTCTCTCGGTGTTGGGAGGTCTGTGATTCGTTCCGCTCCCTCCATCGGGATTAATTTTATATAGAGCTATGGCACTTACGACTAAACTAAATGCAGTAAACACGATCATCTCCGTTATTGGAGAAGCACCAGTAAATACATTAGGAGGGACAGCAGTTCCGGTAACAGTCGTACAAGCGGAA